TATTCATCGTGCTCAACTGCTTCCGAAGCCCAGCCATTTTTTTCATCCAGAACTCGACAGTTGCTCCTTTTGACAGGTCTAGCTCTAGGTTGTTGGTTCTTTGATACGTGGTATCGTAAATGTTGGCTTTTGAGACACCTTTCTTCGCATTGCCGGCTGAAAAATCGCTCTTGTAGTCTCCATTTGGGTCCGGGTGAGGGCCGCCTTTTATGAATATATATTCTGGAGTTGTTGATTGTTTAACATTCGCAGTAAATCCGCCAGTAAATGACGAAGCCTGCCCTAAAATAACGTATCCAGTGCTTCTTGGGTATTCGTTTTCCAGCAAAAATAAATCTAAATAGGTACTGTTGTTTTCCCACTCAATTTTTTCTGCTTGTGAGCCATCGTAAGGATAGGTCTCGTATATCCTCTTGATTGCGGACTCATAGTACTCCTCTGCCAAGCCAAAGCGAGCAAAGTTTGAAGCTGTAGCAAAGTTTACGTCTGGTCGAAATAGATCTTTTCTTTCATTGTAGGCGTCAATATAGCGATGAGACTCTACAGTTTTAGACAAATCATCTTTAGTTTTGTTTTTAACAAACTTAAGAGAGTGTCCTTTATCAAATAGATCTTTAATGCTCATAAATTAGCCCAACTTTGTTTACATATTTAATTATCTTCAACTCTAAATTTAAACACTTCTTCTTGGTCACGCCATTGGCCGGCTATATAGTAGCTCAACTTAATGCCATACATGTAGCCAGACTCTAGCAAAGACATGTCTAAATCAAAATAACTTCCAGAATTATCATAAGATAGGTAGGTGTGGTAAGTTGTACTACCAGTAGAATTATTGACCACTGTTCGTTCATCGACCATTCTTATAATTTCGAAAGAGGCGCTAGGAATTATTTCTCTTTCTATTTCTTGAGAAGCAACCGTGTAGATTGTTGGACTAAAGTTTCTAGGACGCGTAAATACTCTGAACCTTGCCTCTTCATCTTTAACATATTTTGGCTTAAGGTTAGTTATTTTTGAAATATACTGCTCGTACGTATTCCAGTTTGGTGATGTGAGTGTTTTTGGCTTGATGGAGCCAGTATTATACTCTACACCACCCTTGTGCCAGACGTCGTATATAGTTTTTAACGTTGATGATCCGGTAAACGCAAACGAAGCAGAATATATACCTGTTGAAACATAGCCACCAGTCACGTTTAAATCTGCTGCTCCAGCGACATCACCGCCCTTTGAAAGCACCAATTTTGAACCACTTGGCGCAGTGTCATCAGCGGAACCAGAATATATGCTTAAAAATATTGAACCTGTGCCAACAGCAGGTATATTTTTTAGTTCACCTCTAACATAGTTGTAAAGGAACAGCGTGTTCAAATTATCTGCTGCTGGTGCTAACGAACTACTATAAAAGAAATACCCTCTTTGGTCTTCTGTTCTAGAATCCCACCTGGCCTCAACACAAGGAACTTTAAAGAAGAACTCACTAGATCTTGAAAAGAAGCGTTTTGTATAAAAACTCGCTTCCTGGCCGTCTGGATTGTGTAGCACCGGGCCGTCGGCTAAGCCAGACGAATTAGAAACATAAGCTTCTTGGCTTGATGTCAAAAACACACCCAGTCCGTTGTTTGCTTGTGTTCCAGCAATCCACTCTTCTACCATCGATGTTATGTCAAGCTCTATATCTTCGTAGCCTTCGTCGAAAGTAAAAGTATAGTTTGGCATCGTGGCACCAGCAGTATAAGAAGAAGAGTGGTAGTCTCCCCCGGGAGAACCCCAGGCTGTTGTTTTTTCTCTGTTGGTCCAATTTGAGCCATCGATAGCGTCATCAGTTTCGTCTTTGTACGACTCCATGTCCAGACCGTAGCCTTCTTGCCATGACTGCGAGACGGCCAATACATTGACCGTAAAATTGTTGGGTAATTGTTCAGAATGCCTAGCATTAAACATTCTTAAATAAAAGTTTACGCTTCCGCTAGCAGGTATGGTGCCGGCAGTCCTGTCAGAGGATATTGTGCTGACTGGAAATTCTAGCAAAACCCTAGACAATTCTGCTGAGCTGGTGGTCTGCTGTCCGTAGATAGAAAATACCTCCAATATGTCAGAAGCGCCCATATTAGAGCCCGTTGCGCGAGTATTTAAGTCTAGCTTAAACGCGTTTGTGATAGTGTTGTCTTTTGTGGCTTTGTACTTTTTAATCGCCATTATCTAATAGTTCCTATAATATCTAAATCAGAATATTTTAATTCATAGACCACATTCTCTGGGGCGTATAGTATTCTGCCGTCGGCTGATATGTATTCGTCTATATTCAGTGTTTGATCAGAGTACAAGCCTCCAGACTCATTTGTGATCGACACATCTGTTACATCAACAATTTCATCTAAATTGTTTAATTCATCGTATATTTTTGATATATAAATTGGCTGCCCTATGTCTAGTTTTTCCTCTAACATTTCTTCTATTTTGGAGATCGCTACAGCCAAAGCTTCTGTTTTGTCTTGGTTGTAGTCAACTACAGCAACAAAATTAATTTTTATATTAATAATCCGGGCATCTAAAATGTCGATTGTGTCATTAATCATCTTATAATTATTGAGCCATGTTTTGATGTTGTTTTTCAAAAGTTGGCTACTAGTCATAAATTTTTGGTCCGCGTCTTCTGACAAGATATATAAATTTAAGTTTCTTTTAAATGAATCTTGATCTCTATAAATTTTCGCTCTTTTTACGGAACCAAACCTGGGCGGCATTCTGTAGACTAACGCTTCATAATCGCTAGCCGTAACTGCCCTGTTTTGAGAAGAAAACACATCATTAACTCTTTGTTTTAACTCAGATGCCGTTGGGATGGAGACATCTCCCACAATGGGCTCTTCGTTAACAACCTCTAGGCTTTCTTTGACAGTAAGTATTTTTGAACTGTTTGTCGCGCTTGAACTAAAAATGTATACTGGCTGTACAATTTCGTTCAATGTCCGCGAAGCGGCATTAACGTTATCTGACGTATTTGTTCTATAGGTTATAGTTAGGGTAGTGTTAGCAGGAGCAATACCAAATTTGCTTGTCTCCACCAACTTTGAAGGGTCAAAAGTGGTATCAGTTTCGTAATCTCTGCCATGCATTTTTAGTACTACGTTGGAGGGGTGGTTGATGTTATCTGTCTTTAGGTTGTTTTCTGAACCATAACCAAATTTTATGTTGATGGTGCCAAAGCTGTTGAAAGTGGTGAAACGGCGAGGCACAGAAGTGGTTACCATAACGTTCGGGATATACCTTCTTGTCGCCGGGTCCTTGTTGACGACTGATCTAAAAATGGTGTCTTGCGACAGATAATCAACTTCAAAGTATTCATGGCCCTCGTCATCAACAACCGAAACTATCTCTGTAATATTAGGGTCGGAAAGAGGAATTGTTAAAAATCTTGTAAAATTACCAACAGTTACACTCTCTGTTTTTACCTCTCCTGATATTACTCGCCCAAAGGCTTTGACGGCAAAAGCGGTTGGCTTGCCATCAGCAGCGTTTGATGTGGCCACCACTACTTCATTATCAGGATTTGCAAAATCTACGTCGTCTATTAGAGAAAAAACTCTTCCTGCCGTGGTAGAAAAAGTACTCCCACGTGCTAAGACGGGCAGATAGTCAGTGTCCGGTGAGGAACCACCATCGGTAGTTGGAGCCAAGACATACATTGAAATAGTACCAAAAGAATTTGATCTAAGCGGCTGCTTGTAGCCGACCTGCTCGCCTAATCTTAAAATATTGTTATATTCGATCGCTGTATCTAAAAAAGATTCGTTAGTTTGGTAGTCTAAATAAAATGATAGCATATCGCCGACATATGCTACTGTGTCTAACATTAAAGAACCAAATGACGCATCAGAAAAATCTTTAAAAATATCTGGATAATACCTTTGTGCGTAATTAACTAAACTTTGCTTTATATCGCTAAATTCTCTGTCCGTGTATTTTATAAGTTTTTTATTCTTTTTTGGCATTTAATTGATATCCTCTGCTTGCAAAGTCAGTTGTTCTTGCAAATTTATGCTTGGCGCCTCGTATTCGATGATAATAGACATAACAGCAGAATCTGTGGCAACATCTGGGTCGATACCATGATTGAACAATATCTTATTTATCCTTATGAAAGGCATATACCTAGAAACTTGGCTAACTATCTTTTGTCTTAGCAGCGCAGAAACTCGCGACTCTGGCTCAAACAAAAAATTACGCATGCCGACCCCAAAATCTGGGTTCATCATTCTTTCCCCTGGTGATGTTAACAATAAATTTTTAAAGTTTTGCTTTACTTCTTCAGCGTAACTGGTGATTAGAGTGTAGTTGCCATTAACATCGTCTCTTTGTAGTGGTAATTTTGGCCCGATACCGTTCATCTAGCGTGCCCCTTAAAGTTGATCCTCGCAATTTGGATCTTTTGTATTCTGCATGTCGTCGTGTGCTTTTTCTTCTATCGCATCTATAAATAGTATAGCGAGATAAATCATCCCTGGGAAGGTGCTTACGAATGGAAGAGGCATTGGGAAAGGATTGATTCCTCCTCCGTAAGGTATAACGGATGGCACCATGGCCGCCCAAATGCCTGGTAGGAGATACGGAGACTGATAAACGTCTTTAACTGTGTTTTCTGCCTTTCTTATCTTGACTTTTGATTCTTCTTCCAGCTTTCTCTTTTTCCTCTCCAAATCTTCTAATTTTTTCTTGTTTTTAAGGTATTCGTTTCGCAACTTTTTTAAGTCATTAAATTGTTTCTCAAACTCGGTCCACTCGCTGGGTGTCTCGCCCGGATCAAAAGGCGGATTTTCAAGTTCTAAAACCCACTCCTCAATGGCTCCAGAGCCGTCATCAATAGTGACGTATTCAGACATCTTGACCATATCCTTACTTGTCTGTACTTCTGGTAGGGCAGCAACAGCTGATTTTGCAAAACTCACACCCATGCTTAATTGCATTTCTAGTTGTTGTAGTAACTGTTTGGCGGCGTCGATACCAGACTGTATTATTCTTTTTGCAGTAGCCACCCCTTGTTTAATAGCGGCTAAGGTATTTACAGCAACAGCGTTTGAAATATCTATAATTCTCTTTGCTGTTATAATCGCAGGATCTGTTATTTCAACAAAGCCCTTGAGAATCAACAGTGGCGTACGAAGAACAATCTTTAATATTTCTTTTGTCATGTCTGGTTCTTTACCGCCGGTCCCAGCCTCTGCCCTAAGAGCACGGTCGGCCAGAAGATTAGCAATTGGATCTGGTACCTGTTTATAGTCTGTTGAGTTTGAGATATTGTCTATTATATTTGCTAGTGACTGTTTAGTCCTATCCAAGACATCAGTTGGCTTGGCAATAAACTTTGAGAGGCCAGCAGACGCCATGATTGTAGCAAGTGCCATGTATCTTCTCATTGGGAAAAGATAATCATACATTAACTTAAATTCAGGTGAATTCTTAA